ACCGAAAACGACTTTCCGGATACGGTAGGGTCGGGTGGACTCACTTCGACTGAGCAAATTAACATTTTCATTGTTAACGCCGAAGAGCGCGTCTTTAACACAGTTCAGCTTCTAGACCTACGTAAGAACGTCACGGGCAACTGCACTGCAAGTAACAAGTACCTTTCGGTCCCTTCGGATTGGCTTTCTACCTTCTCTATGGCGCTAATTGACCCCGACACTGGGTCTTACGAATTCCTCCTGAACAAGGACGTTAGCTTCATACGTTCGTCCTTCCCTAACCCGAACGTGACTGGACCGCCATCCTACTACTCTTATTTTGACGTGGACTCCTTTATCCTTGGACCCACCCCCGACCAAAATTACAACATAGAACTTCACTACTTCTACTACCCGCAGTCGATTACGGTTGCCGGGTCTTCGTGGTTAGGTGATAACTTTGAGAGCGTTTTACTTTACGGCGCGCTATTAGAAGCGTATACGTTCATGAAAGGCGAAGCCGACGTTATCGCGCAATACCAAAAACGGTATGACGAAGCGATGGGAATGCTCAAGCAACTGGGCGAAGGCAAGAACCGTCAGGATATGTATCGGACCCAACAAGTTCGGTACCCAGTGAGGTAAGGTGATGGAATCTGTAGGCACAATGTTGGGCGGTGACGTGATGGTGGTAACCACCGAAGGGCGTGGTTTCACGCCTGAAGAAATCGCTGAGCGCGCTCTTGACAAGATTATATATGTTGGGGGCAATGCGCATCCGGCTATTAGGGACCAAGCTGAAGCATTCAAGGATAGCATACGTCAGGTGCTCGTCCATTATATGCACGAGGTTGTTCGGTCCCATAACGTAACTCTGGTAAATAAGTTTCATCAGGCCGGACACCCAGAGTTTATCCCTATTTTGGACAGTTAAGGAGGCCATAATGGCAATTACTCAAGCAATGACTACGTCGTTCAAGGCCCAGCTTATGCTGGCCGTACACGATTTCCGTCCGTCGGCTGATACTGGCGCGGACATTTTTAAACTTGCACTGTATTCGTCTACTGCTTCGCTTGATGCGAACACCACGGTATACACCACGTTGGAGGAAGTTTCGTCTTCGGGCACAAACTACACAGCAGGTGGCGGTGCGCTGACTAACCTTGGCGCAACGGCAGTCAACACCAACGCTTCATCGGGCACGGGCTTCGTGGACTTTGGTGACCTTACCTTCGCTAACGCAACCATCACGGCTCGTGGCGCTTTGATCTATAACACCACACCTTCGGCTAACTCGAACGCGAATACCACGTTGACGAACGCTTCGGTTGCGGTGCTGGACTTTGGCTCGGACAAGACGGCGACGGCAGGTGACTTCACTATCATCTTCCCGACGGCTACCAATACCACGGCCATTATCCGGATCGCCTAATGACTGAAGAACTTATCAGCCGAGTGTTTTATGGAACACTCGGTAAGTTCTGTAACTTGATGTGAGGTAGGTAGATGGCTCTCGTTCTCGCGGACCGCGTACAAGATGTAACGACCACGACTGGTACGGGGACGATTACGCTTGCCAATACTCCCCCCACTGGATTTCAGTCCTTTGCTGTTATCGGCAACGGCAACACGACCTACTACGCCATCTACGGTGGCAGCAATTGGGAAGTTGGTATCGGGACATACACGTCCATCGGCACCACGCTTACCCGCGACACGGTGCTTTCTTCCAGTAATAGCGGCAGTCTTGTTAACTTCGGTTCCGGTGATAAGGCTGTTTTCGTAACTTACCCAGCAGAAAAGTCGGTCAATGAAGACGCGGCTGGTAACGTTAACATCAGCGTCACGGGTAACGCGGCAACCGCTACGCAGGCTACTAATCTAGCTGCTGGCGCTGCGGGTTCTATCCCTTATCAGACTGCTGCTAATACCACGGCGTTTGTCGCTACGGCTTCCGGTGTTTTGATTGGGGGCACAACGCCTTCCTTCTCGACGACGCCAACTCTTACAGGTACGAACTTCACTGCTATCCCCAACGCTGCGCTAAGCAATAGTGCGGTCACTGTCGGCACAACGGCTATTTCCCTTGGTGCTACATCTACAACTCTTGCCGGTCTGGTCTCGGTTACGCTGACCCAAGACCCGACATTGGATTTGCAGGCAGCTACTAAGCAGTATGTGGACACTCAGGTGTCCGCTGGTATTCACTTCCACCAGCCGGTGCGGGTCGAGTCACCGACCAACCTGAACGCGACGTACAACAACGGCACTGCCGGGGTTGGCGCTACCCTGACCAATGCGGGCACTCAAGCTGCGCTGGTTCTTGATGGTGTAACGGTTAGCGTCGCTGACCGCGTCCTTATTTATACGCAGACCGATCAGACCGAGAATGGCATCTACGTTGTTACGACGGTAGGTAGCGTCTCGACCAACTGGGTACTAACACGCTCCAGTGACGCAAACACTTATGTCAGCGCTAGCCCAGCCGGTCTGAGCGAAGGCTCGACTGTTTTTGTCCAACAGGGCACGACCGGCGCAGGCGAGACCTATACCTGCAATACTCAGGGTACGATTACGTTTGGCACGACAAACATCACGTTTGCACAGATTTCATCGGCTCAGATTTACTCGGCAGGCACTGGCCTTACGCTGTCTGGCACACAGTTCAGCCTCACAAATCCTGTAGCTACGACACTAGGTGGTACGGGTCTAGCGACTTTCGGCGCTGCTAACCGTGCAATCTTCTCGTCCGGCACGACCACGCTGACTGCTGGCACGCTCCCTACGGCTGCTGGTGGTACGGGACATACGGCCTATACTGACGGCCAACTCCTGATCGGTCGTTCTTCAGACGGCTCACTTGCTCAGGGCACGCTGACACAGGGCACAGGGATTACGATCACCAACGGTAGCGGTGCGATTACTGTTACTAACTCGGCACCAGACCAGACTGTATCACTTACGGGTGGCGGCACCACGACAATTGGTGGGTCTTACCCCAACTTCAGCATTTCTTCGGCTGACCAGTATGTTGGTACGGTTACGAGCGTAAGCGGCACGGGTACAGTAAACGGCCTTACCCTTACTGGAACTGTTACCTCAACTGGCTCTCTAACCCTTGGCGGTACGCTTACGGGTGTTGATCTTGCGTCAGCGGTTACAGGTGTCCTTCCAACTGCTAATGGTGGTACGAACCTCTCCAGCTTTACCTCTGGCGGTGCGGTATACGCAACTTCAACCAGCGCGCTGACCACAGGCACGCTCCCTGTTGCTTCTGGTGGTACAGGTGCGACCACAGCAGGAGCGGCCTTAACTTCTCTTGGCGCTGCCGCGTCAGGTGCGAACACGGATATAACTTCACTCAACCAAAGTGTGACGGTCGCCGCAACCGGCACTATCGCTACCGACGCCATAGGTTATCGCGGTCTACCGCAGAACTCACAGACCTCCGCATACACACTGGCGCTGGCCGATCAGGGCAGGGTAATTAGTATTACAACCGGTGGTGTAGTAATCCCCGCAAACGGATCAGTGGCGTTTCCTATCGGCGCAACGATTGTCGTATTTAACAACAGCGGCTCAACTCAGACTGTTTCCATTACCACCGACACATTGCGGCAGGCAGGGTCAACAAATACTGGTTCGCGCACTCTAGCGGTTTATGGGATCGCTACTTGTATAAAAGTTGCCTCTACGACGTGGGTCATCTCGGGTAACGTGTCATGACGGGTATTCTATGCGCACTTCTAGGAGGAGCGCCGGATACCAATCCCGATGCTTTCAGTTTTACCAACGCTACTGGTATTGAACCGTCTACCCTCACAACGTCAAACACGATCACGCCTGTTGGCTACGCCGCCCAAGCTATTTGGTCTGTAACGAACGGCGGGACGGCCTCTATAAACGGCGGAGCATATGCGTCTTCAGGAACAATTTCACCCGGACAAAACATAACTGTACGCGGCACATCTTCATCGAGCTACAGCACTACGGATTCATTCGTAGTCAGCATCGGCACTACCCAATCGACATGGAGCGTCACCACTAGGGCGCAGCCGACTGAGGCATCTTACACAACGGCGGGGACATACAGCTTTATTGTCCCATCGTTTGTAACCAGAGTGTCTGTTGTTTGTGTGGGGGGCGGCGGCGGCGCTGGCGGCAACAGCGCCGGTTGGTTGGCCTATGGCAACAACATAACGGTGACACCCGGAGAAACTATAACTGTTACGGTTGGCGCTGGCGGCATCGGCAATAACGGCGGTACAGTTTCTAGGTTTATGCGAGGAGCCACAAATTTAATAACCGCTGGCGCTGGCGGCACCTCTAATAGTGGTTCAGCTGTTAATGGCGGCGGTCAAGGCGGCAGCAGTCAAACCGCCAGTGGTTATGGTGCTGGAGGCGGCGCGGGCGGTTACTCAGGTGGCGGTGGTGGAGGGCAAAATGCATCGCCTACTAGTGCGTCAGGTGGCGGCGGGGCTGGAGGTCGTTTGGGGAGCGAGGGTGTGACCAGCGGTTATGTATGGGCTGGCGCGGCTGGCGGTGGCGGCGGTGTTAGCATAGTAGGCCAAGGCGCAAGCGGAGTAAACGGAACCAACGGCACAGGGGCTGGCGGACAGGGTGGCAGCGGCGGTGTATCAGGTGGCGGTGGTGGTGGTAGTGGCCCCGGCTCTGCAGGGAGTGGCGGAAATGGAGGGCTTTTTGGAGGCGCAGGAGGTAGAGAAGGTTATTATGGGAATTACTATTACCCCTATGACGGTGGTTTTGGTAGCGTTGGCAACGGCGCTGGCGGTGCAGTGCGCATTATCTGGCCCGGAGACACCCGCCTTTTCCCATCAACAAATACTGGAGTTATATAATGACAATGCTTATTCAGCTTGAGAACGGCCAACCGGTTGGTCACGCCGTCACTGAAGATAATTTTTACGCACTATTCCCGAACGTCAGCTTCTCGAGGCCTCTTATTGCGGAAGCCATTGAGCCGCTAGGCTTCGGCCTGTACGACTTTAGCAGACAGCCAGAACTCAGCGTGTTTGAAAAGGCTGTCGAGGTAGCTCCGACCAAGGACGAGTATGGCCGCTGGATACAGACTTGGACCGTCGAGCCTATGACGGAAGAAGAGATCGCAGCTTGTACTGAGCGAGAGTGGGGCATGGTTTGTGACAAGCGCAAGTTCCTATTGTTTGCAAGCGATTGGACGCAGCTACCCGATGCGCCGCTGACAAACACGAAAGCTGCAGATTGGCGGGAATACCGCCAAACATTGCGTGATATTACAAACGAAAGTGACCCTTTCAAAATCCTGTGGCCTGTAGCACCAGTTGGCGAAACCATCCCAGTGAGCGGCGTATGACTGAACCACGCAAATTGACCGGCATCTGCGCCAACATCCACACACGGATGATGCACTTCATTAAGGCCGGGGACACGATCCTTGGCCACAAGCACGCGTTCGACCACCTAACGCTCCTAGCGTCTGGCTCACTGCGCGTAGTGGTAGACGGTACGGCGTCTGAGTTTAAGGCACCTCATTTAATCTGGATCGACAAGGACAAGGTGCATGCGTTGACTGCACTAGAGGATAATACCGTCGCGGCTTGCATCAACGGGATTAGGGATGGTGACGGCGTTGCTGACTTGATAGACCCGTCAATGATCCCTACCGGAGAAAGAGTGTTTCCCGCCCAGACCAAACCCATCGCGCTCCGTCGGGACTAGGCCCATGGCCAACGCTAAACTATACGTACTACCACTGGTTTTAGTTGTTTTAGCGGGTTGTCAAGATCGCTACCGCTACGACTGCCAAGACCCTGCGAACTGGCAGGAGGAAATTTGCAAGAAGCCCAAGTGCATTGCTATGGGCTACTGCACCGAGTGGTTAATTGATACGGGTGAAGAGAAAGAGCATGAAGCCGAGAAGTGAATGGTCACCAGAGGAACTGCTGCGGTTCATCGTCGGCATAGTTTTATCGCTGACGCTAACGTTCATTGTGGCTACTGTGTTATACTCACTAGTGTTTGTATCACAGCCGATGGAGGGGCAGTCCCCGAATGACGCTGAGTTTTTTAAGCTGATTAACCCTATTGCGACGTTTATCGTGGGTGCATTGGCAGGACTTATGGCTGGGCAGGGTAGTGGCCCAAGCAAGCCCAAGAAGACAGAAGGAGAATGTAATGAGCTTCCTAAATAGTTTTGAAAGCAAGCTAGATGGCACGAATGATACCATCGAGTTTGTTATCCGCGTGGCAATCGTTACGCTATCGGCAGTTATCCTTGTTGTTGTGCTGGCGCTTGCCGTTGGCCTGTTTGTGTCGAACGACGTTGTGAGCAGCGCAGCTATTCTTGAGACGGTCAACCCAGCATTCCAGACAATCATTGGTGCCTTCGTCGGCCTACTGGGTGGCTTGAGTTTAAACGCTAATGCACGGGACAAAGAACCTGAGCCAGAAGCGACAGAACCAGAACCAGAAGTTGGTGAGTATAATCCCGTGCCGTTGGTTCGCCCTGCTGGGACGATCTTCCCTAAAGGCGACATTGAAGAAGACGATGACGACGACATGGAGCCTTGGGAGAAGTACCGCAACGATCTGCGCTATGATGCCAACGGCGACGGCGTGGTTGATGAAAATGACTTTCCTGACTGGCGCAACCCAGCAGCATAATGGCAGGCGAACTCTCCACCGTTGAAATGATAGGCCAACTTTGGCCTATTGTTCTTGCATTCATCACGCTTACGATCATCCTTGCTAAGATGGACGTACGGCTTGGCGTTGCGGAAGAGAAGATCAAGACGCTCTTTGAGCTATGGAATAATAGGAAGGACGACAAGTGAGCCTTATAAACCTTCAACAGAAAATAGGAGTAACGGCAGATGGTGCATTCGGTCCGGGAACATTTAAAAAGGCTGCGGCTTTCTATAAATTATCGCCTAATCGGGCAGCGCATTTCTTTGCTCAAACAGCGCATGAAAGCGGCGGCTTCAAAGCTTTTAGCGAGAACCTTAACTATGGTGCGAAAGGTTTACGCGGTATCTTCCGCAAGTATTTTCCGACTGATGCAATGGCTAGGGCGTATGAACGCCAACCAAAAAAGATTGCTAATCGGGTATATGCAAACCGCATGGGCAATGGCAACGAAGCGTCGGGCGACGGGTGGAAATTCCGTGGACGTGGCGCTCTCCAGCTTACAGGTAAAGACAACTACCAAGCCTTCGCCAACTACATCAACCGACCCGAAGTAATGCACGACCCCGACCTTGTGTCGGGCGAACTGTGTTTTGAAAGCGCTTTGTGGTTTTTCGACCGGAACAAGCTGTGGGGTATCTGTGATAAGGGTATCAACGAAGCTGCAATTCTTGCGCTGACAAAGCGTATCAATGGTGGTACACACGGCCTTGATGATCGTCGCATGAAGACAAAGAAGTACGCAACATGGCTTTAATTCCTAACCCGATGCTGCTGTATGCTGCGGCAGGTGCGCTTATTATTGGTGCGGCCTCTGGGTATAAAGTCCGTGATTGGCAGTGCGATGCAGCATTCGCAAAGGCGCTGGAGAAGGCAGAGAAGCTACGTGTTAAAAAACAAGAGGTAGTAGATAATGTTTCGCAAACCTACGAATCCGAACGAGATCAAGCCAATGTGGTGGCAACCGAACGCATCAACACCATACGTGAAATATATAAAACGGCTCCTGCCGTTCCTGTTGATTGCGCTGGTTCTGATGCTTTGCGCAGGGTGCTCGAAAGCGGTGTCAGTGACGCCAATGCCGCTACCACCGGCAAACCTAGCGGCGAAGTGCCCAAATCTTCAGAACCCGCCGCTCGTACTTATTGACCCTGAGCGTGCGCTCTGGGAAGCTGACATCATTGCTAAATACACGGATTGTAGTGTAAAGCATCGGTTAACGGTTAAAGCATGGACTGACGCAGTAGCTGTAAAGTAACTACGAAGTAACTTAGACGGAAGGAGGGTAATTACATATGTTCGGCATAGCCCCCTTCGCAGCAGCCCCGTTCGCGGCACTTGGCGTCGTTGATGCTGATGTCCAAGTCACAGGTGTGCAAGGGGTAGGCCAGCTTGAACTCGTTGAGATCGCTGTCGGCTACCGCGTCTTTGGCGTGCAAGGTACAGGCGCGGTTGGTACTGTTGTCGTCAAAGCAAATGCTGGCGCTGTTGTGTCTGGCGTTGTGGGTACAGGCCAAGTGGGTACGGTACAGCCGGTCAACTCCGTTATTGTTACAGGCGTTTCGGCTACAGGCTCTGTGACCACGGTTAGCGTTGATGCCGACGCCCTTGTCCTTGAGGATAGCGTAGTCGCTACCGGCGCAGTTGGTACTGTGGTCGTCAAGGCAAACGCCCAATCGTTCATTCAAGGTATGCAGGCTACAGGTCAGGTCGGCCAAGCTAACGTCATTGCCAACGGTAAGATCATCGAAGACGGTGTTACTGGTACCGGCGAGATTGGCACTGTGCTTGTCAGGGCGAAAGCAACCGTTACAGTTACTAGTGTAAGCGGTACTGGGTTTATCGGCACCGTGCGCCAACAGAGCGGTGTGCGGCCTACAGGGGTGCAGGCTACGGGTCAGCTAGGTACACCTTTTATTGCAATCAATATGCGTGTATACCCAACCGGAGTAACAGGCACTGCGAACTTAACTTCTGTTTTGGTTTGGGGTCAGATCAATGACGCGCAGACTCCGAACTGGACAACAATACCTACGTAAGGACTGAAGATGTCAAGCACATATAGCAATCTCAAGCTCCAGCTTATGGCTACTGGCGAGAACCTCGCCACGTGGGGTAACGTCACGAACGTCAACCTTGGGACTGCGCTTGAAGAAGCAGTTGTCGGTAGCGCCGATGTTACCTTTGCTAGTGGCAACGTCACTCTCACTCTTTCCAATGCAAACACGACGCAGACTGCACGTAACCTACGTTTGAACCTGATCGGCACCACTGGCGGCTCGACACGCAATCTGGTCGTACCCAGCATTGAGAAGGTCTACATCGTCAACAACACCTGCGCTGACAGCGTGGTGGTTAAGACGTCTGCCGGTACGGGTATCACCGTCCCAACTGGCAAGACCATGTGGGTTTATAATGACGGTGTAAATGTGGTGGACTCTACGACGCACCTGACGTCACTTACGCTTGGCACGCCTCTTGCTCTTACCTCTGGCGGTGTGGGTAGCAACACTGCATCGGGCGCTCGATCTGTCCTTAGTGCAGCGCAGTCGGGGACTAACACGGACATCACGTCGCTCCAGCCGCTGGCTTATGCCATTGAGAACGCCACGGTTGTAGGTTCGGGTCTGAGCGGCACTTTGACTATCGACGCTATTACGCAGTCGGTACTCTACTACACCGGCAACGCATCGGCTAACTGGACGGTTAATGTACGAGGTAATAGCGGTACGACCATCAACTCGCTGCTTTCTACGGGGCAGGCGATCACGGTTGCGGTATTTGCTACCATCAGCACCGTAGGCTACTTCAATAACAACTTTCAAGTTGATGGTGTGACCGTCACCCCTAAATGGCAAAATAGTGCGCCTATCGCAGGCAACACTTCGAGTACTGATGCTTATACATATACCATCGTGAAGACAGGTAGTGCGACCTATACGGTCTTCGCATCGCTGACTAAGTTCGTCTAAGGAGCGCACAGTGCCGACAATCGTCACACGTGGAGTAGCAAGTGCACGAGGGGCTGGTACGTTTTCGGCTGCTCCTCCTCCGCCTCCGCCGCCTCCTCCGACCCCGACTCCGCCGCCTCCGCCCCCGCCTTCTGTCTTTCAGACGGTTACATTTAACAGTTCTGGCGTTTGGACTGCACCTGCTGGCGTGTCTACAATTATTAACCTTCAAGTTGCCGGTGGTCTATACAGTTTTTCCGACGGTTTTTTCCAGCAAGAGTCGGTATATGCGGCTGTGTACAACCGACGTGACGACACAGTAGGGTCCATCGGTTCTTTCACTTTTGCGCAGGTGGGAGCCCACGCAGATACCGTCCTTGCAGCGTTTAACACTAGTAGCCCAGCGTCCATACTTCCAGATCGTATTGTATCTTTTTCTACGTTAGACTTGCACTTTAACCCGGTAACTTCGCAGAACTATTTTGAGTATCAACCTCAGAGTTACCGTGTACAAGGGGAGGCTTTTATTTCTGGTGGCGCGTGGTACAACCGTAGTAATGAAATAGTAGGTGGCCCTAATATACCACCACAAGACTGGAGCCTTCAAGTTGCAGTTTATACCCCCGGTGGCGAGTTTAACGGCACTCCATCCTCCGCTTTCGGGTTTACCGCAGCGGGCACTACGTCGGCGGGCCAACCGCAAGTTATATCGGGTGCTTCTTCTGTTTCGGTTACTCCGGGGCAGCAGTACAACATTCAAGTTGGTGGCGCGAGCGGGTACGTCACTTTCCAGTTTAGTCAGCCATAGGAGCTAAGAGATGCCATTCATCAAGCTCCAGTTTAAGCCCGGTGTAAACCGCGACCAGACCGACTACTCCAACGAGGGTGGCTGGCGCGAGTGTGACAAAATCCGTTTCCGCTCTGGTTATCCAGAAAAGATAGGTGGCTGGCAGAAAGCTACGTCTTCTCAATTCCAAGGCGTGTGCCGTCAGATGTGGAACTGGGTCACGACCTATTCCGATAACCTCATGGCGCTTGGTACGCACCAGAAGGCTTACATCGAGAACGGTGGATACTACAACGACATCACCCCGCTGCGCTCGGTCAACCCGACGATTGATACGCCGGACTCAAACAACTGTGTCTATACAGATACTACTGCGCCCAATGTGGTAACCATCCAGTTGCCGGTGGCACATGAGGCAGAGACGGGTGACTTTGTTCAAATCTCAGGCGTAACCGGTACGATTGGCGGTATCCCCGCTGCCCAGATCAACGGCAACCACGAGATTACTGTTGTTACCGGCCTGACTTTTACAATCCCTGTCACAGGTCCTGTCACGTCGAACGTGACCACAGGTGCAGGTGGAACTGCCATCGTACTCGATTTTGAAATCCGTCCCGGCTACGCAATTACAACTGCTGGTTATGGCTGGGGTACAGGCACGTGGTCACGTGGGGCTTGGGGTCTTGGTTCGACTGAGCCTATTTTCTTCCCGCAGCGCGACTGGTGGTTCGATAACTTCGACAACGACCTTGTGATGAACATCCGCAACGGGGCTGCTTACTGGTGGGTTCGCGGTAATACCCCTGATCCGGGCACGGCGCTTGCCACGCGGGCTATTACGCTACAAGCGTATGCAACGGCAGAAGGGTATACTGCTAACGCAGTCCCTGTAAAAATTATGCAGTTGCTCGTGTCTCAGCAGGACCGCCACCTCATCGCCTTTGGCGCTGTGCCGTTTGGCTCAACGAACCCTGACGATTTTGACCCGATGCTTATCCGTTGGGCAGACCAAGATACTCCGGGCGACTGGACACCTAGCTCCACTAACACCGCAGGGGACATCCGGGTATCGCGTGGCTCGCGCATCGTTCGTGCGTTGCCATCACGTCAGGAAATCTTGGTTTGGACGGATAGTCACCTGTTCACGCTCCAGTTTCTCGGTACGACCGACGTGTTCGGCTTACAGGAATATGCTGACAATATCTCCATCATATCATCACGTGCGGTGACAACGGCAGCTAACATTACCTACTGGATGGGCCAAGATAAGTTCTATGCCTATACTGGGCGCGTCGAGACGCTGCCTTGCACGCTTCGCAATCTCGTGTTCCAGAACATCAACATCTCTCAGGCCGATCAGGTTGTCTGCGGCACTAACGAGCAGTGGAACGAAGTCTGGTGGTTCTACCCCACAAACGGTGAAGACTATAACAATGCCTATGTGGTCTATAACCACCTTGAGCGCATCTGGTACTACGGAACAATAGAGCGTACCGCTTGGTTAGATACAGCACTGCGTCGCTACCCGCAGGGGGCCAACACGCCGCTATCTGACTTCTCAATGGGTCAGGCTTACAACCACGAGGATGGCATCGACGATGATGCTGACCCAATGCTATCCTATATCCAGTCGTCGGACTTCGACTTGGCTGATGGCGACCAGTTTATGCTTTGCCGACGCATTATTCCTGACGTTGGGTTTAGCGGGTCCACAGCTAATGATGCTGGGGTTACCATGCAAATTCGCTCGCGTAACTTCCCGGGTTCTGCGTTTTCTAGCAGTGCAATAGACTCAAGGCCCGTTATTGAGACTTCGGTAGACCAGTATACCGATCAGGTCTTCTTGCGTGCCCGTGCGCGCCAGATGGCGCTTAAAATCCAGTCCGAAACTCTTGGTGTCCAGTGGCAGTTGGGTGCACCGCGCTTGGATGCCCGTGAAGATGGTAAACGCTAATGGCACTAGATAGATTCAAAGCCGCTCCACTACCTAACCCACCGTCACATTACGACCCGCAGTATATACGGCAGGTTATTCGCGTTATAGAAAACTACTTCTCGCAGTTAGACTCGCGCACCCCAAACAATGCGCAGAAATACACGGCTGATACATTTAATGGTATAGCTGCAACAAGGAACGTAACTACTACCCAAAAGAACGCACTTACTCCTGAAGCAGGGTGGGTAGTTTTTGATACCACATTGGGAAAACTTTGTGTATACACTGGTGCCGCGTGGCAGACAATAACTTCGACGTAGGGAATAAGGGATAATGGACTACAACGCAGCTTCACCTATGGGCAACCCCCCACAGCTAGGCACACCCATACCCGGCACTACGGGTGGTCTTCCTATGCAGGGTGGACTTAACGTAGCCAGTAATCCTATGGCGCAGCAGCTACAGTCGCAAGGTCGCGGCGAAGACTCTATGCTTGTCCACATGACACCCGAAGAGGTTAACAGCCTTCAGGGTCTAGCTTTGGCATCAGGCGGCTCACTCACTATTAACCCAGAAACAGGACTACCTGAAGCTGGCTGGCTCGGTAAACTCCTCCCAACTATTCTTGGCGCAGCCCTAGCGGCTACTGGCGTCGGTGCTCCACTTGCTGCTGGTATCGTAGGCGCAGGTCAGTTCGCACGCACTGGTAGCTTGAAGAAGGGCTTGATGGCTGGCCTCGGTGCCTTTGGTGGTGCTGGTATGGCTGGTATGGCTGGTGTTGGTGGTTCTATCTCACATAACGCAGCTGGGTTACTTGGCGACAAAGCTGGTTTCTTTGGTGCTAATATGGGTCTTGGTGCTGCTGTACCAGCAGCGCAGCTTGCGCCAGTTGCCGTCACTCCTGATACTCTTGGTAATCTTGCTAATACACCAGTGTCGCAAATGGCTGGGCCTATGAACGTACCGGCATCTGGCATTGCAGGGGGTCCGGGAGCGACGTCTGTTACACTAGGTGGGCCGACCGCAGCTGCTAGTCCTATAGGTACGGCTATAAACAGTCCAGAGTTTGCTCGGCAGTTCGCTAGCTCTGTAGGCAATATGCCACCTCCGGTAATGAAAGGCGCAGAGTTCACAGGCGGCTTAGGTTCACGCTTCGGTCAAGCCGTACGCGCTGGTCTCCCTGCTGGTACTCCGGGCATTATCTCTAAAGCTGCGCCTATGTTGGGTGTTTCAGGCATTACGAGTGGTATCTCCGGTGCAATGGCCCCAAAACAAGGTACTATGGGTGATGACGGCATCATAGATAACTCCTATGCTGGCCCGTATACTGCGCAGAAGCGCAAGGCTTCTTTTGCAGATAACACCGAAGACTTGCTTAAGTCATCCAAAGAGCGCCGCTACTTCGACGTAGATATGCCTGAAGTCTACAATATGCAGGGTCAAGTCGTACAGCCCGGTTCCAGCACTGCGCGGGGCACACCCATAATGCAGAATGTCCTGAACCCCAAGGCGAAGAAGGGCCAGAACCGCTACAACCAGATACTCACTCCATATATGGTCAACCCTGAAGAAGACATGGGCTACGCCGTTGGCGGTCGGGTGGATATGCGCAACGGTTCTTTTGTAGTCGATGCACGCACGGTATCAGAGCTTGGTAACGGTAGCAGCAATGCTGGTATGGAGTTTTTATCTCGTATGGGCGGACGCCCAATACAGGGACCCGGTGACGGGGTAAGTGACTCGATACGCGCAAGTATCGGTGGCAAGCAGGAAGCACGTGTTGCCCGCGACGAAGTGTTGTTCCCGCCAGAGGCAGTTAAACGCCTAGGAAAAGGCAGTAGCAAACGCGGTACTGCCAAGCTGTACTCACTTATGAACAAAGCCCACAAAGCCCGCAAGAAAGCAAAGCGGGGTCAAGACACTAAAGTGCGGCGTGGGCTTGCATAATGCAAGTTACTTTAATTCCTACCGAACATGTGAGTGAGTTATGGCCTCGCATCTTTCCACACTTGAGTAAAGCTGCGGAGTATACGTTTGGTCGGTATGAGCCTGAAGATATCCTCGACTCGGTTACGCAGTATGACCATCATCTTTGGGTTGCATTTACAGGCGAAGAGATAAAAGGTATTACAATAACCTGCTTTAAGCAGTACCCACGTATGTTATGCCTTGATATGGTATTTTGCGCAGGTGATGAAGGTATGGAATGGAAAACCCCTATGCTTAAAATGTTGCAGCACTGGGCGCACGATAATGACTGTGAACGGATCGAATCTTCTGGTAGGATCGGTTGGTCAAAGATTTTTAAAGACGATGGATATAAAGCACTTTGGCAGGTATATGAATTGCCGGTCGCAGATGCAGGACTAGGAGCGTAATATGGGCGGTGGTGGCGGTAGCAATCAAGTACAGCGGTCGGAGGTTACTCAATCTACCCTCCCCGAATACGCACGTCCCTATTTCGAAGGGTTGATGCAGCGTGCTGGCACGACGTTAACAACGCCGTATCAGACCTACGACCAAGAGCGTATTGCTGGTTTCACACCTGAGCAGCAACAACTTCAACAGAATATACTAGGCATGCAGACACCGGGACAGTTCCGCAATGCTTCTACGTTGACTAGCATTGCAGGTCTTGGTTCTTTGGACGCGGGGAGGTATACTCCCGGCCAGTTTAATGCTGAACGAGTAAATACACAGCAGATTAATGCGCCCGATATGCAGGCGGCGCAGACTAACTACAATCCCAATCTGACGACGTTTCAGATGCAAGCTCCCGACCAGTTCGGACAGCAGCAAACTGAACAGTATATGTCGCCGTATATCCGCAACGTGCTCGACACACAGAAGCGCGAAGCCGTCCGAGATGCGCGGCAGGGGCAAGTAGTTCAGGACCTTGGAGCGGCGCGTCAGGGCACATATGGTGGTAGCCGTCAGCTTCTTGCTGGTCTTGAGCGTGAGCGTAACCTAGGTACGCAGCTAGGTGATATCGAGTCCCGTGGTCTTCAGAGTGCGTTTGAAAATGCACAGGCTCAATTTGAGCGTGACCGTGGCGCGACTATGACAGCGCAGCAGCAGAATTTGGAGGCTCAACTTGGTGTCCAGCAACTTGGCACTAACGTCGGTTTGCAGACCGCTCTTGCCAACCTGAGCAACGAGCAGCAGGCGCGGGTTAATAACCAAGCTACGCAGTTCCAAGCACAGGGTATGAACGCTGATAACGCACTTCGTGCCGCTCTTGCTAACCAGCAGGCAGGGCTTGATGTTCAACGTATGGGTGAGCAGTCGCGTCAGTTTGGCTCGCAGCAGGGACTTGCAGGATTGGCACAAGCTGGCCAGATGGGTCAGACACTTGCCAACATCGGGTCTGCGCAGCAGCAGGCTGACCAAGCCCGCTTTGGTTTGCAGACAAGTACAGCTGCGCAGCGGCAAGCGATGAACCAGCAGTACCTAGACATGGCGTATCAGGACTTCCTGCGCCAGCGTGACTATCCGATGGAGCAGATGCAGCAGTACAGCAGCTTGCTACGCGGTGTGCCAGTAACACCGAATACGACTAGCACAACTTACGCTCCCAATGCTTCGCTAGGTTCGCAGTTAGTTAGTGGCGGTCTCGGCGCAGCTGCTCTTTACAATACTGCTAACAGGGCGGGAGTAATTTAAAGTGGAAACTAAACCGTTTACCATACAGTCTCCTGAAGCGATAGCCAAGGACTACGGCGGCAACAAACAGAAGATAGCTGAAGCTATGCAGATGGGTATTCTTGACCCTACTGCGGGCACGCTAGCAGGTATGTTTATTGACCGTATGCGGTCGGCTGCGCAGACTGAAGCTACACCCCAGCAGACCGTGGCGCAACAGGTCTTTGCTCCTCCTGCTCCTCCTGCTCCTCCTGCGCCACCTATGGGTGCCCCTATGGGTGCCCCTGCAGGTCTTGGTGCTACGCCAGAAGCTGCGGCTATGCCACCTCAAGAAATGGGACCCCCGCCTCAAGAAATGGGTATGCCGCAAGAGATGCCTAGTATGGCTGAAGGCGGCATGGTGCCCCCATATATGGCTGGCGGTGGTCTTTCTGAACTACCTGTACCTGACACTATGTTTGATGAGCCCAGTAGCGGTGGCTTTGACGAGGGCTATGCAGGTGGCGGTATGGTTGCATTTGGCCGAGGTGGCGGTATCGACCTTGAACGCTTCCGCAAAGCCATCATAGCCCAAGAAAGCGGTGGCGACTACGGTGTAGCTAATGCTGAAGGTAGTGGCGCACTAGGTGCGTATCAGTTCATGCCGCCAACTGCCCGGGCTTTAGCCGAACGACTCGGTCTCCCTTACCGCCCCGACCTACTGCAAGGTAATAAGGGTCGAAGCAAAGAAGGCCGTGCCTATCAAGACGCGCTAGGAACAGCGCAGCTACAAGACGCAATTGAATTTGGTGGTGGTGACATCGGCAAAGCCGGAGCATTCCACTTTGCTGGGCCTAACACAAAGGGGCATGGGGCTAAGACACGCAAGTATGAGCAGGATATCTTACGCCGGTACTCAGGGTCGAAAGACGCTGGGGGCGAAGAACTTGTAGATGCTGCACAGGGAGACGACACCGTCTACGGCCTACCTACGAACCTACGTGGTAATATCGACTTGATTAAGAGCCTGATGCCAGCAGAGTCTGCAGAGGACATTGAACTTCGTAAGGAACTTGCGGAAAAATTGTCTCCTGAGAGTCGTGCACAGGGCAAAAAAGATGCGTTCTTCCAAGGTCTAGGTGATCTTTCAGAGCGTATTGCTAATGCAAAGGACAAGAGCACTTTTGGTAGTATATTTGGAAGTCTTGGTGGGGGTGCCGGAGACATTTCAAAGAGACTAGATGCAGAGGAAAAGGATATACGCGAGATGCAGCGTGAACGCTCTGCACTAGCGAACCTTAGCCGTAAAGAGCAAATGGAAGCTATCTCGATGGGCGTGGACCTTAACAAGTCCGCCGCTGTTCTTAATGAAGGTATCGCAGCCCGTGAGGAAGACGTTGCATATAAGAGAGCTATGCTCGACATCGAAAGGGCAAAGATAGGTGCCGACCTAGCCAAGATACTGGCTGATAGCAAAGATAAGGAAAATACCAGAGATCGGTTTACAGAAACGTTCTATAACGTGCTAATAAGAAAAGGGTATTCAGAAAACCAAGCTAGGCAGTTTGCATATATAGCTGCAGAAAAGCAGCTTGCGAAGGTTAAAGCAGAGTTTGGAGGCACTGGCGATATGGGAACCCTATTCCCACAGGGCGCTACCGGTGCTACAGGAGGCACAGCAGATACTCTGGACTACGGTTCACTAAAGTAAGGTTTATATATGCCTGATGTACGCATGCCCGACGGTACAGTTATAAGAAACGTACCAGCAGGAATTACTAAGGCACAGCTTAATGCTAAGCTAACAAAGAACGGCTTTGACCTCAACAGGCTGACTACACCTAAGCAAGCGCCAAGTGCCATTGAAAATATCCCGCTAGTAGGCGGATTGCTTGCGCCTATTGCAGACATACCCTTGAGCGCAGTCGAAGGTCTAAGTGGTACCGTTAAATCAATCACAGATGTGTTTGGTGCTGATAATGCCGTGTCCGATGCGGCTGACTATGTAGCTAAAGCAGCGGCTGCTTTGAAATCTGCTGGGTCTCGTGAAGATGCTGAAATCGCCAGTAAAATCCAGAAAGACGCTGAAGGCAAAGGTGTCTGGGAAGAAGTAAAGGCCGCAGCTAGGGCATTCACTTACTCCCCACTAGAAAGCATTGCCAGCGTGGCAGGTTCGGCGGCACCGTTTATCGCAGCGGGTGTTGCTACCGGAGGTACAGGAGCCGTACCATTAGCTACTATGGCTGGGCTTGGCGCGGCGTCAGGCGCAGGTACTATAAAAGGTTCCGTGTATGATGCGGTATACAGCGAGTTTGTAAAGAACGGTGCGTCTGAAGAAGACGCCGCCGCTGCCGCCGAGAAGGCGCAGGAGTATAGCGGCAAGAATATAGACCAGATTGCACTTGGCGGTGCCATAGGCGCACTTGCTTCGGCTACTGGCTTTGGCCCGCAGTTCGCTCGCAGCATAGGTAATAACGTAGTCAAGAAAGTTGCCGCCGAGGTAGCCGAGCGTGAAGCTGTAGAGGCCGTAAAGGTCGGTGCCAGAAAGAGCGTGCTGGGTGGTGTTGCCAAAAGTGCAGTTGTAGAAGCTGTACCAGAATCTGTACAAGGTGGGCAGGAAAAACTGTCCCAGAACCTAGCACTGCAGCGCGAGGGCTTCGATGTAGATACGTTTAGGGGTGTAGCTGGACAGGCTGCGTCCGAAGGCATCGCGTCCCTGTTTCTGGGTGGTTATGGTGGTGCACGTGCAGCAAAGGCGGAAAACCGTCAGATACTCACAGAAGAGATTGCCCAAGAACTTGACGCCCTGCCTGCAGATGCAGACGAGCAAACTATATCTGAAGCAGAAGCTAGGTTCGTCAAGCGCGGGTTTCCATTGGAGAAGGCAACGCAAGTTGTCGAGAACTTAAAATCCGCCAAAGAAGCTATCGACAAGCAAGCTGCAGAACTAGAGCGGGCACGTGCCGAACGGATGGCACAAGGAGAAGCTGAAGCAGCCGCCGAAGAAGGCACAGGCTCTAACTTTACTGGCCCGCCTCCGGTTGACGCCGAAGAAGAAGCTGCCATGCAGCGGGCACGTGAGGCCGAGTTTGCAGGTGCACCAGACCTAAATACGCAGATAGATGAGTATACTGCGTTCGTAGACAAAGGGCAGGTAGCCCCAGCACCGCTGGTTGAGAGCATAGCGCGTCGATACGTTGATGCCATGAAGACTACTGGCCTTGAAGGCGTTGTGTCACCCGAGCGCATGGCGGCGTTCTCGCAGTTTGTTGGTAACGAAGTTTCTACTATTGAGCCTATGTTTGCTGAACAGGCTCCCCCCGCTGGTGGCGGCGTCAAGGCCCAGTACCGACGCTCCACGCCGCAGCAAACTGAGATAACACCAGAACGTGCGGACGAAATACTAGCAGACCCCGTCAAACTAAGCGACTTCATGGCTACCACAGGCATGGACGCAGACACGTTGTATGATGTTGCTATCGGCAAAGTAACAGGCGTTAAATATTCACGTAGAGGACGTCCACCTAGTGCCAGCACTGTAGAAGCTGCAGGTCAAGAAGGTCTATTCGGCGCACTGCCTACACAGGAAGAAAACCGCCTCGACAAGTTTGAGGAAATCCAGCAGCGCAAGCTGGAGCAAGGTGCGCTTGCACCTGAAGACCGCGAAGCGGAAAATCAGGCACGTGCCGATGAGTTTGATAGGCTGCAGCAAGAACGCGCAGTCAAGGACGAGCAGTACACGGCTGACTTTGTAAATAACATTCAGGAAGCCATTCGTCGCGCTAACCCTGCTAACGAAGCCTATAGTGTGCAGGTTGATGCAACCAGCCCAAAGCCTTACAGGGTTGTAGGTCCAGACGGAGAGTTGTTTGCAGCTGCAGATAACCTGCAGGACTTTGAAGCACAGGCGATGGACCTTCTTCCATACGTTGCTCCCCCTACATCTATTCAAGAGACGGACTCCGCAAACCCCACCGTGGCTACATCCATGGTGCAGGAGCTTACTCGTGATATTGATGCTGCGCGTGAGCGTGGTGAGATAGACAACAACCAGCGCACCGAGCTTATTCGCCAGATAGAACGCCCCGACGCATACGATAAGTATGGTCGTCCGCAGGACAACATTGCCAAGGCTGAAGAAGAAGCCCGTGCAGCAATGTCCAAGTTCCGCAACACCACAGGTGTTGAATCCAAGGCAGCGGAAGCAGAACTAGCCGTCGCCAACGAGAAGCTGACTAAGCTAGTAAACAACCGCATGCTGAACCCGATCAGGTCCAAGCTGCGCTCTATGGTAGAGAACCGGCAGCTTGAGCGCGAAGGCGCTACATCCCGTGTGGGCAGCGCTAAGGTGCAGCAGAAGCTGGGCGAGATGGAAGGTGCAGACACCAGTGCCGAGCAGCGCGAACAACGCGAAGCCAAAATCGACATAGCTGAAGGCCGTGTATCAAAGTATCGCATGGGTGAAGCGCAACCGGGCCAAGTTAAGACAGACGTATCTAAGGTACGTGCAGCGGTAGATGCCATCGTGTCAGTATGGAAGGGGCCACCTGTAGTTACGGTAGTCCAGTCTGTTAACGACATAGCTGACGCTAAGGTACGTCGGGCTGTGATGCAAGATAACGCTACCAATGCAGAAGGCTTCGTGGCCCCTGATGGTACAGTGTATCTAATTGCCGATAACCTTGAGTCCGTAGAGCGTGCTAAGGCGGTGCTATTCCATGAAGCTCTTGGCCACGTTGGCCTTGAGAAGCTGTTCCGTGGCGAGCTAGATAGCGCTCTGACTGCATTGTATAAAAGCAACGGTAACATACGGGCCAATACCGATGCGTGGCTAGCTGCTAACCCAGATGCCTATGCGCAGGATACCAACCGTACCGCCCGCGCAGTGGAAGAAATCCTAGCCGAGATGTCCGAGAATGGGCAGCTTAGGCCGACAATGCTAAAGCGCATTGCAGCTATTATCCGTAACTTTGCACGTAGGCTGGGTATCAATCTGGCAATCAGCGATGCGGACGTAGAAGCTATACTGGCTGCAGGCCACGAGCGCGTTGTAAACGGTGCGCAAGAAAGCACACTCGTCAAAGGCATGAGGTATATTAACGGCTGGCGTGGTGGTGCTGCACCTACCACAAAATACTCACGGCCCAAGACCACTAAGCAGAACAAAGAGAAAATAGGAACTGCTGAAGCTAGCATAAGTCCCGGTATGCGCCGTACCCAGAAGTCTACATCCACTAACGGCATAGCTGAAGGTGTAGAGCAGGTTGTAAAGGGGCATAGCTGGAAAGACTGGGGCGGTGGGCTAAAGGATAACCTAGAGGCCATGGCACCACCTACATTGGTGGCCACGCTAAAGACTATACCGACGTCTGGCATCTTAAACTGGTTCGGCCCAGATATACCCACCATACGTGAGATTGACACGTTGGTGCAGAAGATGGTTGCCATGAAGGCCAACATACTCAAAGCTGCAGAGCAAATTGGTATGGAGTTAGACGAGTTCCTTCTGTCTGATAAAGACCAACTACTGGCCCAGACGCAGAGCACTGCTCGTATAAACGAAATGGCACCCGACGACTTCAAGTCTGCTGACGATGCACTGGCTAATCACCCTGCCATGAAGGAAGTCGAAGCCCGTATACTGAAGAACGCCAACGATAAGGTGTTAGCTGCCCGTATAATAGCCGAGGTAAAAGCCTTGGTTATGCAGAGCAAAGACGCAATCACCGTAAAGGGTGACAAGGTAGCTATGTCTACCGCTATGAAGAAGTTGGTAGCGAACCTATCTAAGACAGCCATAGATAGCAAAAATACCAGTGACCAGATGAAGCAGATAGCGGAACTTACCCGTCGTATCCGCGATACACATGCTTTGTGGGACAAGCTAGGTGAGCTTAAGAACGGGCACAAGCTGTACAAGGAAATACGTTCCTATTACAAAGACATGTTCGAAGCCGAGCTTGCACTACTAGACGGTCGCATTTCGTCTATCGCCGGTACTAAAGAAGCCAAGCGTCTGCGTGACCTACGTGCGGATATGATGCGGGAAGTTATGAACCCCGATGAATCCAAGAAGGGCGGCGACATATTCTACAATCTTGACTCAAGCTTGTTCACCAAAGACTACTTTCCGTTTATGCGGGCAGGTAAATACTACATACGTGTATCCGCTGCCAAGGACGGCTCGCGGGAGCGTGAGTTCTACCAGTTCGAAACTGCCAAGCAGCAAATAGCTGCGAAGAAAGCGATAGCTAAGCGCTTAGGTATAGACCCTGAGAAGAACGATGGGGTACTTACTATAGGGTACGACGTCGCGCAGTTGCAGGAAAACTTACGGTCCGACGACCAGATGATGCAGAAGGTATTCGACCTAGTAAAAAGTGCAAAGGATGAGTTCGCAGCAAGCGGTGTATTAGGCGCTAAAGATTTTAAAGACCTGACGGACAGCATCTACCAGACATGGTTGTTATCTACCCCCGAACGGTCAGTACGCCGCCGGTTCATGCATGCTCAAGAGGTAGTCGGGTTCCAGCAGGATATCCTGCAGAACTTTGCCTCGCAAGCGAGCAGCTATGCTAACCAACTAAGCAAGCTGGCATACGCCGGGGACATACGCTTAAAAACCGAGGAGGCACGTGACAACGTGTCGGACCGCCCAACTACAGAGCAGGCTAGACTTAAAGCCGCTATATATGAATTAGAACAGCGTGCCGAAGACGAGATAAACCCAAGCCCGCAGAGTTCGTTTATTAACGCCCTTAACCGTGCGTCTTACTTCTACTACTTGACAGCGCCAGCGACAGCCATGCTGCAGCTTACTTCCATACCGATACGTGTGGTGCCCCGCCTGTGGCGGGATTACGGGTATGCAGAAGGCACTCGTATGTGGCTGAAGTATATGAAGATATGGAACACCCTAGGTAAAGCTAAGGTGCAGAGCACTCGCACAGGGATAGCCGGTGTGGGTGACTCGCTTGATGTCCTGATGCCCAACATACTAAGCTCGAAATTGGTTAGTGCTGACACCAAAGAAGGTAAACTTCTACGTAGGGCACTGGCGGCAGGTATGGAACGCAACGTGCTTGAGACCGTGCAGGACACACTAATCCAGAACGAGCGGGAAACGGGACAGAAGCACCGTACGGGTGCAGCGCGCACTGTTGCTGAAACTGCTGCTGTAACGGGTAAAGCTATGGGCGTTATGTTCCAAGGGTTGGAAAACATTTCACGTCAAGCAGCCTACTTCATGGCGTTTGAGTTAGCGTACAAGGCAGAGACTGCTAAAAACCCCGGCGCACCTGAGAAGGTAGTGTTTGATAAGGCCGTTACCACTGCCCTAGATACTGTGCGAGATACACTGGGTGACTATTCCAACTGGGAACGTTCACGCATAATGAAGAACGATGTGTCTCGTGCACTGTTCCTCTTCAAGATGCACCCCATCCTGCAGACTAAGTTCCTAGTAGGCGCGATGCGAGATATCGGGCGTGGGTTGTATCCCGGAGCTTCACCAGAAGCAAAGGCCGCACGTGCGGGCGCTATGAAGGAGTTAGGCGGCGTCCTTATGATGTCGGGTGTGTTCGGTGGCCTTCTAGGTATGCCGCTATACTCGGTCATGGCACTGGCGCTATCTGAAAGCTTCGACGAAGAAGATGATGAGGACGTGCGCAAGCTTATGGGTCTTGACCCACGTGTCGCCTATGACTCTGATATTATGTTCCGTGGCTGGCTAATGGACAAGTTCGGAGAACCAGCGATTGGCGACGTGTCGTTGGCAGATATTCTTATACACGGTCCGGTTGGCGCTTTGTCAAACACCGAAATATCTAGCCGTACATCGCTCGACCTAAAGAACATGTGGTTCCGCGAAGCGGTTACAGGCGACTCCACTTCAGACACCGTGATAAAAACACTGCTGGCTAACATAGCAGGTGGGCAGATGCTTATTCAGGCGTTCAATGCAAAGGATAACTTTGCAGAAGGCGATATGTACGGCGCTATGAAGAAGATGGCACCTGCATTTATCCGGTCGTGGGTAGCCGCAGAGCAGGGAGAAGCTGAAGGCGTTGTTAGTCGCAAGGGCGACGTCATTATTGACAAGAACGATATCACTGGGTTGGATACGTTCCGCACGATATCCGGCTTCCGACCACTGCGTCTTGCTAGATGGCAGGACTACTACATCACTCGTGGTAAGAACGACAAGAAGATAAAGGCGGAAAAGACCCAGCTGCTATCCACCTTGGATAGGAAGCTACGTGAAGGTGATATTACTTCTAAGGAGCAACTACAGGAGTTTATCACCGACGAGGTTATACCGTTCAACCGCACGTACCCAGACCCAAGCTTCATAATTACCGAAGAGACCATCATGCGGTCACTCAAGGGTCGCGCGGATGTACGGGGCCGCACAGTGCAGGGCATGCGGCTTGAGAAGAAGACTGCAGAGAAAGATATCGGTATGGCAGATAAGTTCCGCCCATAAAAAACCCCCGCTGGGGAGTAGGCCAGCGGGGGTAGTATCAACCAACGGAAGGAGCATCTTCCGAGGACGGATATAATCACATCCTCCAGATACGTAAACCCCTAATACCAGATTTGGTATCCACCACGCTCCGGTACACTACCTTTAGCTTCAGTCTGCGTAGCACGGGGCGTATTTCCTTCTTTGCAGCTTTTGGGTCTAGGCACGGGAAGAACAGTGACGCGCCCTTGGTAAAGGCGCGCCAGTTTATATCGTAGCTGACCCCAGCTACCTTCACTCTTCGTCGGCGTCCGGCTTCACAGCCGTGATTGCGTTATTGAACAGGTCCGTAATGCCACTAAAGTCAGGGTGGTTAGCGTCGAAGATTAGCGACTGCACCGGCACCGTGTTGACCTTCATGCCCTTTGACATGCGCTTGTTCTCTGAGTCGAGGTACAGGCCCTTGGCTTTCATGGCGTTAATGGTCGAGCGGTAAGCAATGTTACGTGCACCACAATACTCACGGAAAGAGCTAGCAGTTATGTACACCTTAGCTGTGTCAGGCTCGTAGCGTATCATAAGCTCTCGCAACGGCTCTAACTGCGGCACTTCCACCATCTTGCTGCGACGGTCTACCCCGTCATTAACTATGAGAATGTTACCCAGACGGGCGTTCATAAACTCACCAAGTATCTGCTGGTCACCTTCGGGTGGCGGTGTCATCGTGTTGCGTAGGTTGAGTATCATCTTGCACGTCCACTTAAAGATGGCAGCAATGTCCCAGTTACATAGGCCCAGATGCAGGGCGATGTAGATACCCGTTATGTTAGCTGCTGCGGTGGCCGACCAGAAACGCTCACGCTGTGTTAGCTTAAGCTTTTGGTCGATGCGCTGTTGGACCGTAGCATAAAGCGCCTTCACCTCGTCATAGTGCGTAATCAGGTACCGTGCGTAGATGTCACCTGCATGCCCGTAGTTTTCAAGCAACTGGTGGTCGAACATCTTCTTGCCATACTCGATGTCAATCGCGTCAGAATAGTCGATGCTGTATTCGATGATGCGCATGGTTTCACCGTCAGGTGACCCCTTAGCAATCTCCAGCTTCTCGTAGAATGAGTGGTTAGACGAGCACAGTGCGATGGTCTGCCACGACGTCAGGTTTGCCCGTAGCTCGTTTGAAGACGCCTTCATACGGTCCTTGCCTGTACCCTGTGTAATCAAGTAGGCGAGTTCACTTAGTTGCTTGGGCTCTGTGTTCGACATTTCGTCGAAGCTGATATGCAGGTTACAGAAAACCCCTATCTTAAACACCTTCGAGTTGAACGTGTCGTCCTTCTTGGCACATAGCGCCGCTGGGTCGCCGTATACACTGTTAGCCATAAGCAGGGCTGTAGTCTTACCTGTGCCTGACTTGGGGTGCACCACGTTAATGATTGCCCCACGTTGACCGGAGAAGCGCAAGAGAGGCGCACCGAAGGCGGTGGCTGCTGCGAACGCATGCCCTTCAAGTCCCGGACGTCCGTACAGGTTAAACACTTCTGTCCACTTCTCCAGCGTACCCTTAGCTGTCATGTGTTCGGCTAGTGCCTTGGTGACTGACGACGGGGGACTATGGTATGTCCCTTCCGCGCTTATCTCGCGGTCGCCTATAATAAACTTACTGTCGTTATCGACCCATCCAAATTGATTTCGCATTTGTTCTACCTTTGTGTTGTGAAAATATTGAGCTACTGATTTTACTATGAAGTCCACCAAGTACGCATAGTCGGTCTTCGAGCTAAGCATCACGTGCTTAGAGGCGAGGAACTTGCGTAGCTCGTTACCGTCCATCACCTTTGAATTGTGCACCGTGAACTCTTTGACGCCATCCTGTGGGCTGTGCAGACGAATAAGTGCTACGCCTCCCTCGACTGGGTCATCCATCCGCTTGGCTACATATATGTCGTACGGGTATACCAATACAACGTCCTCGACGCCTTCTTCCTCGTCTTTGGGTGTAACCTTGCGCCATACGCCACCGTGCTTGCCCCGTACGTAGGGGAAGGGAAACTCGGGTATATGGTACTTCACTGCCCCGAGCTGGGTTTCCTCTATAACTACGTTGTCTTCCGGAGTTGCCTCCTTCAGTTCTCTACCTAGTGTAATAGGGGAACGTATCTTGCCAATGTGTGGGCACCCTACGCACCCGCCGGGATTGTGTTTCTCGAACTCCGCACATGTGTGCGGCCCGACTATGTGTGTTACCTTCTGCTCAACCTTGTCAGGGTCATAGTCAGGATGGTCTGCGGATAGCTTATGTATTGCCTTATCACGGTCCTTACAGAACTTGGCGATTGATAGCGCAGCAAACCATCGTGGCTCAGATATTTCCCTGCGGTCTGCGTAACTAGCGTTAAGCTGCTTGCACCCGTTCTGACCACGGTTCATAATCTTGGTGAAGCTCGACTCCATGTTGGCGCGTATAAGCTTAGCTAACGGGCTAGGTGCGAATGTAGGCATGTCACCAAACAGTGTCGCCTTCGTCTCCTTTACCCCCAACAGGTCACGTATGTCCTGCATGGGTGTCGGCTTACCAATCGTTATGACTTCTACACGTAAGGGGTCCGTACCCTTAAAGTTAAACGTGCCGGGAATACGCAGGATACGCGCTGCTTCGAAGCAGCTGTTATCGACACGTAGCTCCTTAGTGGTGCAGACTTCCTTCAGCCTTAGACACACAGGCTCCCATTCTTCACGTGTAACTTCTTCAGTCAACGTCCAGTATACGTGTAGACCGCGCCCAGAATTAACTATGGTGGGCTTAGGCATACCGGCTGTCTTGCAGAACTTACGAAGGGCATCTAACCCTTCTTCCTGTGTATCGTAGTCCTTCTCTGGCCCACAATCTATGTCGAGCCAAAGTGACTTAAGTGACTTGACGTTTTCTTTCTTCCTGCTCTTACCGTCTGTATACTTAGCTACACCGAAAAATACATTTTTCCCTTGGTTGAGGAACGTCTTGGCCCATGCGTCGGCCTCTTCACGGGTCTCTACTAGCTCCTGTTGCTTGCTGTCGGGGCTTAGCCCGACGATAGCGTACCAACCCTCTTGGGGCTGCACCGCTGATAAAAGGTCAAAATCCTCTGCCACGCAGACACCACTCCATAGGGCAAGTCACAAGCCCACTCCTAAAAGAAAAAACTCTCTACCCCGTTAGGAAGTAGAGCTCTCCAGACTAGCCATGTATGAAGCTATAAGGGCCGTGGCACTGCCCTGCGGGACCGAAGTCCCGCAGAACCAGTTGTATACTGTTTGCCTCGTTACACCTGTACACTTAGCTACCACAGCTACGGGTATGTCCTGCGCGATACAGAGCCTACCCAGACGAACACCCAACTTGTGTTTGCTCGCCTTGGCATTTGCTTCCTGTATACGTAGACTATAACCGCCGCTCATCAGTCGTCTTCTTCTTCGTCGTCGGCCCAGTCACTAACCACAGCGGCAAGTGTGCCGGTAGGTGCATCAACAGCGGCAGCGGTAGTAGCCTTCTTAGAAGGGCGCTTCACTGGTTCGGCCAATGCTTCTTCTTCATCGTCCTCACCATCGTCGGCGTCCAAGAAGGATGGCTTCTTAGCCTTTGGTTCTGGCTCCGGCTGTGCTGTAAGCTTAGCAGGTTCTTCCGCAGTTGCGGCCTTCGCCATGTCGAAGCTAATCAAGCGCATAGTGGCAGGGTTGTTCTGCGCCTCGTTGACACGCGCTAACTCGTCTAGGTCGATAAACCGGTCAGCAGTAAAGCTAAGCTCCATAGTTTCTGCATCAAGGTTGTAGGCAACCGTGGTTACTACTCGGTCAGGTGCTGCTTGGTTCGACACTAGGTGGCGGCAGTACTGCTCAAACGGAAGGGCGTTGCCTGTGTTCTTGCCGAATAGCGACTTAGCTGGGATGTTGAACTGGTATACATCACCGGAATCATCACCATCCAAGAACAGTGCTACCTTGCGGCTGAAGCGACAGGCTTTACCCTTACCGTTCTTACCCGAACCTTCTATGTTCTTAGGGCAGCTAGCGCAGTTAGAGGACTGACGGTTGGCGGCGGATGCTTCTGGCTTGTCACCTAGGTTAGAGAAGCAGTCAGGTGCACTACCCTTAGCGTCGGGGTCATAGTCACTAGCGTAGAAGCTACGGCTAGGCTTATCCAGCATAGCAAGGATGATGGCGTTAAACTCACCACGGATGGCTTTGCCAACCTGCTCACCATTTACGATGCGCTTGAACGTGCCGTTGGTGTTAGTGGCGATGCGGTTATATCCGCCCATGCCCGCAGCAATCTGCGTACCCATCTTGGATGGTGGCAGTGCTACTGCGACAGCATTGGGGTTTTTGAAGATGGATAGGTTACTCACTTAGCTTCTCCTTTGAGGAACGTGTAAAATGTCTGGGCAATTTCGACAATGGCTTGGGCGTCGGGCTTTGTCTGGTCTACCCTACCCCCCAATACGTGGGCCATTGTTAATGCTTTACCTAGCGCGTTGTCCCGAAAATCATCTTCGCGGAACAGTTCTTCTTCTTTATCCATTGTTTCTCTCACTTAGTTGTTGGTTTACGAACCGAAAGCACATACTTAGTATCTGCATTGAGGCCGATAGGTAGGCTATCGGGGTTCTCCTCTAGGTAATTACGCATATTGCCATTGTGTATGCGCTGTTCGAGAAGATGCATGACATCATTCTCTTTAAGAAACTTGTACATGGAACCCCAGTCACTCGTCCAGTAACGGGTAGCAGCGCGTCTCGTTATCGTGCCTTCTTTGGTACGTAGGCTATCGACGTTCTGTGCGTTGCAGACTTCTAGCAGCTTGGCGCTAATCATGTCCATCTGCCCCCTAAGCTCCGCTATCTCGGCTTTGTGGGCGTCTTCCTTTTCTTGCACGGCATCGCGTATCTTGCGGTAGACACGTACAAGCTTGTCTACGGGTAAGTCTTCCATATTTGTGCTCCTTCGTTGTAGTGGTACGTTATATTGTTAGTTACCACTTAGCTTTGACAATGTCAAATACTATATTTCCATAACTTCCTTGTATAAGTCAATAAGTTTTTGGTGGTTGGTGATATTATTTTTTAGCATGCTGTACAGCCGCTCCTCCACCGGACTACCTTTGATGTGCACCACGGTCATGGCGTTCTTCTGGCCGGGACGGTCGATACGTGCGTTAGCTTGCAGGTAGGTTTCCACGCTGGTTACCGGCGCATACCAGATGATAGTATCTGCCTCTGTTAGCGTAAGACCATGGCTGGCAGCTTGTGGCTGGATGATTAGCACATGCGGGTCTTTCTGCGTCTGGAACCGCTCGATTATGTCGCTGCGCTTATTCAGTGACACTTTGCCGTTGATGACGCCGCACGGTATGCCTTCCTTCTCCAGCTTGGCCCGTAGTATCTCTATGGTGTGCGTGAACGGCACGAAGACCAGCACCTTGTGGCTGGCTTCTTCTATGACTTCTAGCACCACGTTGATGCGGTTAGACACATCGAACTCTAGCACCTCGCCAGTATCCGTGTAGACCGCGCCTCCGCTTATCTGCAGTAGCTTGTTTATCTGCGTAGCTGCGTTGACTGCGCTGACTTCTTCGCCCGCTGTCTCAATCAACAACTGCTCTTTGAGCATCTTGTAATACTTGTTCTGCTGCGTCGTTAGCGGAGCGTCCCGCGACACGTGCGTCACTTCGGGTAGGTCAAGACAATCTTTCTTCTCAAACCGGATAGCTGGCTGGAGTATGTTATGTACATACTCGGACGCATGGGGCTTCGGGGCCCACTTAAAGTGCGTAACCTTGTGCATGATTGCTGCGCGGAACTCGGTAAAGTATTTAGGGCAACCCTGTGGGTTAACCAGCTTAGCTAGCCCGTAAGCGTCTATGGGAGACTGGGCAGCGGGTGT